ATTTCAACATTTGTATAATAACTGGAATCACCAACATTAAAAATATGATTTAATGATGTAATAATAAATTTAGCGTTATCATCATTTCCAAAAAGTATATTATCTCTATCTTCATTATCACTTGAATTTTGGGGAAAATGAAAATTTATATTGTCGCCGACTTTTAGGTCACTGTTCCCGGGCAGGGCTAAATGTAATTTTAAACCTTCTTGTAACTGAGACATTTTACTAATGCGACTATTTAAATATTTGTATCGCGGACTGGGGTAGGCAGATACTGTATCCTTAATATTTTCTGCATAAAATATTTTGTCTTTTAGATAAGAGACATCACTATATGTCTTACTAGAAATACTAGCTGCCATATATCTAGAATGTGAAGATCCTTCTGACTTACTATGAATAGAGTCTGAAGTATTTAATTTACTTTTAATATTAGGTGCAGTAAAGTTAACATTATCATTCAAATAATTTATTGATAAATCCTGATATCTTTTTAGTAAAGGGTCGATTACAGATACAGTATTATCGTACATACCATTATATTGTCTTTTTAAAACATCGAAGTTTTTTACTCTATTTACTTGTGACACAAATTGGTAATCTTTTACTTCCACTTCTCCAAACCTAGCAGATTGTGAAGCTTCGCCCAGGTAATAGTCTTCCACTGCTTCCTTTTCCATTAGAGAACTAATTGTTTTTAAATGAAAACCAGATGCATCTTGATAGTAAACAAAATCTGACTCAGGATATTTCAAGGACCTCGAATGTTTAACACAATACTGAATTAAATCAAAAGGAGTTGAGAAGGGTGAAACAATAGTTAACTTGCCATCAGTTTCTTCGACTTCCAAAGAGCTTTGGTCTAAAAATAATTTGTTTTCGGTTGAATATGTTTTATCTGATTTCAAAAAGTATTCATCATGAATTGCTTGCACTATATGAGATGCAGGTAAACCAACATAACTTTTATCAACACTTGATATATTATTAATTATTGCTTCTGGAGAAATTAAATTAATAATAAACATAGACTTTGGTTGTGAGTTGAAAGTATTAGATTTTACATCTTCAATTTTATAAGTTGCAAATTTATATTTTAACTTCTTTTTTTGACCCGCTGACTTAAATGAAATACTGATAAACTCTTCACCAATGATTGGTAATCTTTCCAAAATACCATTGGTATCATCCATCACTAAGTAACCACTAAGATAATGAGAAAATAAGTTTTCAAATATACTGAATTCTAAAATTAGATTCGTAACATCTAAAGACTTACTTTCGAAATTAGTCATAACTATCCGGTCTATATCGATGGTTTTTGAAATAGCTTGTGACATTAGAAGATATCTTCAATCCTGTTTAGAAGTCTACTAACCTGTTGTGGGTCAACTATTTTGATTCGTCGTTTATCATCATTCAATTCAATTTCATATTGATACTTATCGACTGACTCTCTTTCATTAATTCCAAGTGAGTTATAAGTAGTTTCATCAACTACAAGAGTTCTTTTTGGTACAACTGTCCCGTCGAATAGCACAGATTTTTCATTTAATATTTTTCTATATTCATGTATGGTAGATTGCGCTATAGGAATACTACCATACTTGCTTCGAATAAATTCTTCTAAAACTCTACTTCCCATAGGCCAGTCATAGATAGGATCAATTACATCATTAATCATTAAAATTAGCCAATCTAATTCTGGATTGTCATATACTTTACTGGCAACAACATCTGGTCTATCACCATCATTAACAGTGATATCAAAATAGTTAGATTGTTGTTTTTTCAACTCATCAACAATTTTAAATCGTAACATTATATTAGTTACATTTTCAATTTTACCATTCTTTTTAATATCATAATTAACTTTTGGAAAAGGCTCAAAGAAAAAAGACATTTTAGAACTCCTGACCACCCTGATCTATTTGAATCGTACCAGCGGTTTGCTTGGAAATTTCACCAATTTTATCAATATCTTCTCTTTCTGGAATCAATAATTCTTTAAACTGCAAATCAAGTGTTAAGGATACTGGTGCTTTACCATTTCCTCCAGTATCATGATAGAAAGGTGAGCCTTCTGGATTATAGTTTACATTAACACTTTCTAAAACGCAGGGTTGAAATTTGAAAAAGTAATTTTCTAAGTCTCCGGAGTCGTTTGGTCTTCCCGTATTGAGAACCAATTCAAAAATATCCGGATATTTAAAATAAGTTTTTTCCAGAGTTGTATACGATGGTAGCATATGATATTTTAATTTTTTGATAATTGTATTAATTGTATTCTGTTCATCTAAACTTTTTGGTACAAACTTATAGTTAAAGGAATGGGAACGAAAGTTAACGTTAGAAAACATTTGTACTTCATATGGATTTCTAGTGATTCCTTGTCCATAGTATCCACCTTGAATAATATTACCAATACCTGGAATCTGAGAACCAAACTCCTGAAGTATTGCTGCACCAAAGTATTTAATTCCCTCTCCTACGTTTTGTGAAGTTAATTGTTGTTTCAAAACGGACGCAATACTTTTCGCACCACCATCAAATGCTGAACTCAATTCAGCTGCCTGTTTACCAAAAAAACCTAATGACTCTTGCTGATATGATACGGATGTGCCCTGGATCAGGTTATTAGGAATAGGAAGAACAATCTCTAGCAATCTTGGTTTTTGTGCAATAGTATCTCTTTTCATTCTATAGTTTTTATGTACAAACATCGATAGAAATTGGTCTCCATCACCTTGTAAGTTAGAAGGGAAAACTAAAGCCATATAAATATTCCTTTGAATAGAAATTGTTTTAGTTATTTATATGGCATACTCAGGCAGATATAGACCTCGATTTCCAAAAAAATATAAAGGTGATGCATCCAAGATAACTTATCGATCATCTTGGGAGGCGCGGTGTATGAATTATTTTGATTTGAATGAAAATATTTTGTGGTGGGCAAGTGAAGAGGTTATCATTCCATACAGAAGCCCTGTTGATGGTCGATACCATAGATATTATCCTGATTTTGTTATCAACGTCAGACAGAGAGATGGTAAGACAAAGACTTTAATGATAGAAGTCAAACCCGAGAATCAAAAAAACGCACCCAAGGTCAGAGCGCGCAAAACAAAAAAATATATTAATGAAGTTGTAACTTATGCTGTCAACCAGGCGAAGTGGGATGCAGCAATAGAATACTGTAATGACCGTATGTGGGAGTTTAAGGTCCTTACAGAAAAAGATATGGGTATCAACTCATAGAGATTTACCACAGTGTGGACATATGTTTTCATCATCTCCACTAGCCTCTTTGATTGTCCTTTGAAGGTTTTTTATTTCTTTAATCTGAGACTTAATTACCTCTTTACGACGATCAGATTTAGCGCGTGCTAATTCGTTCTTCAAGCTCTGCTTTATTTTGTCTACCTTCTGTCTGAAGATAGGAAGATAAGATGTAATCATAATAATCCTTTCATGGTTCTACAATATAAATATAATACACTGTCAATCCTTTGTCAAGAGAAAAATACAGATGGCATCAACTTTTGATGAAATATTAGCACAAGGTATTCGTGCCGGTCAGGTACCTGCTCGCACACAAGGTGCAAGAGATTGGTTTAGAGGTAAGGCCCGCGCCACAAGTGCAAGCCCTGAGTCTGTAGTAAGACAAGAAAAGGCAAGATATAAAAACCGTGTATCTATGGGTAAGATGTATCTATTCAACTATGATCCAAAAACAAAAAATACATTGCCATACTACGATAGATATCCGCTAATCTTTCCTGTCCAGGGTGCTCCAGGAGGCTTCTATGGTATTAATATGCACTATCTCCCGTATGTTCTTAGAGCTAAACTCATGGATGCTCTATATGATTTAAGTAGTAATAAACGCTATGATGAAAATACTAAATTAAGATTAAGCTATGAAATACTAAAAGGCGCGTCTAAATATAAGGCATTTAAACCAACATTTAAACGTTATTTATCAAGTCACGTTAGGTCACGGTTTATCGAAATATCTTCTTCTGAATGGGATATTGCCCTATTCCTGCCATTAGAGAGTTTCGCAAAAGCATCAAAGACTTCCGTATGGGCAGACTCAAGAAGGATGGCACGATAATGGCATTTAACATAGACCAATTTAATGCTGAAATATCATCAAAAGGAACTGCTCGTCAGAGTAATTTTGATTTTTACATTACATTACCAAGTGACTTACTAAATTCAACAGGTAACCCTCAATTCAAAGCTCATGCAAGAATGGGAGTTGGGGGCATCGGATATTCTCTTAGTTTAAGGTGTGAAAGTTTTGATTTCCCAGGCAGAGGTTTACAAGCAATTGATGGTCATAGGTCGATGGGATTTGAGACTCCAGTAAATATTCCATATGCACCACTTCATCTAGAGGTAACTGGTACATTTATATGTTCACGGGAGTTAGAAGAAAAAGAAATTTTTGAACGGTGGCAAGATTTAATTGTAGGAGATTATCGTAGAGTGTCACCTCAAAATGCTATGAATCAATTTAATCCAGGATATTATGATGAAGTCGTAAAACCTTGTATGATACGGTTGAGACAGTTTGACGATCTCGGTGCAGTTATGTATGAAATTGAGCTTAGAGAAGTATACCCTAGAACTATCAATCCCCTTCAAGCAAGTTGGGCTAACGGAGCAGAAGTACATAAATTGAGTGTATCATTTAGCTACAGACACCATATTATTAAAACCGAACCAATTGGTATCAAAGAATCTGAAAGAGTATTTGAAAGTATAGCGGCAGCTGAGAACCTAGCACCATCAACAGGTCTTACGCCACCACCAGGACAAAAATTTAAATTTACACCATTTTAAATTATAAGGAGTTGAAATGAATTTACCTTTAATTACTGCACCTACATTTACGGATATAATTCCTTCTACTAAGATGGAAGTTAAATTCAGACCATTTTTAGTTAAAGAAGAAAAAATTCTTTTGATGGCATTGGAGGGTGGAGAAAAGAAAGATGTAGTTGCGGCAATCCAACAGATTTTCGACAGCTGTATTAAAACTGAAAATTTTGATATTAGAAAATTGGCTTCATTTGATTTTGAATATCTGATGTTAAAGATCCGTGCTAAGAGTGTAGGAGAAACAATTGAATTAAATTTCAGACATGATGAAGATGATTGCGGTCATGTAAACACTGTTAAATTTAATATTGATGATGTTAAAGTGCATTTTGATGAAAGTCACACCAATAAAATTATGATTGATGATAATGTTGGTATCATGATGAAGTATCCAGATGTATACGGAGTTGATGACTTTGATATTCAAGATGAGTCTGTTGAAAGTATTATCAGAATATTTGCGGCTTGTGTTGATTATGTTTTTGATGCAAAAGAAACCTATACAGATTATTCCAAAGATGAGTTAATACAGTTTATTGAGAATTTAAATCAAGGACAATTTGAGAAAATAACTCAATTCTTCCAAACTATGCCTAAATTAAAACATGATATTAAATTTACTTGTGAGAAGTGTGGTAAAGAAGTTACAACGGAGGTTGAGGGTCTACAAAGTTTTTTTATATAATGATGTTGCATGAAAACTTGGCAAATCATTATAGAACTAACTTTGCTTTGATGCAACACCATAAATACTCATTAACAGAACTTGATAATATGATACCATTTGAGAGACAAGCTTATGTCGCAATGCTAATACAGTACCTAGAAGAAGAAGATATGAAAAGAAAGCAAAATGGCTAAGAAAAAAAATCCTTTACCGAAAGTAAAAAATGATGGTGGACCCACTATTGTTGAAATGGTAAAAGAACAACAATTATCTAATTTCTTTTTAGAACAGATTAGAGATATTCTGTTAAAGGGATTTAATTTAGATAAAAAATCTTACGATGAAGAGAAGAAAACTTTTATTAAACAAAAATTTCAGAGAGCCGAAGGTCAGGACGAAGGTGACCCAGGTTCAAAGCCTAAAAATAAAGGTTTTTTTAGTCGCGCTGGTGATGCCATTAAAAAATTTGACCCTGGTATTTTGACAAAGCTTTTGGGAGCAGGCGCCTTTCTGTTTCTACTTGATAATCCAGGTGCTATTGATTATGTTGTAGATGGTGCGACACGATTGATAGATTTTTTCAAGGGTATGATAGATGGTATTAAATCTATATACGATGCTGTAGTTCCTTATATTCCTGAATTTCTAACTAGCAATGAATCTGTAAACAAATTTGTATCAGATTTATTTACAGATATTGCGCCGTTTCTTGTCGGCTTCGGCGCCTCATTATTACTATTCCCAAAAACAACTATGAAATTTCTTGGACTTATATATTCAATCATTAAAAAGACCTTTTCCACAGTAATAGGTTTATTCAAAACGTCAGGAGATGATTTATCTAAGTCAGAAAAAGAAGCGGCTAAAAAAGCTAGAAGAAGAAAATTTGGTTTTGGTAAACGTTTTGGTAAATTAGCCGGCTTAATTGGTGTCGGCATTGCTGGTGTTACTGCTGCTATCTTCTCGACGGCAGAGTCAGATGTTAATAAAGCCACCAGTGATATGGATACTAGAGCCAAAAATACAGAAAGGGCTAAAAACCTTTCTCCGGAGAAAAAGAAATTAATGACTGACGCTGGTTATAAAGTTAGTGATACCGGAGCTATAACAGATTCGTCCGGTAGAAATGTGAAGGCAACAGAAGCTGCTGCAGCTTTGGATAATGCAGAAAAAGGTAAGGTCGTTACTCCTAGATCCTCACTTGGTTCATCCTCTGCACCCGCTTCTGCACCCGCTCCTGCACCCGCTGCATCTGCTGCGCCTACACCTGCACCCGCTGCATCTGCTGCACCTACACCCGCTGCATCTGCTGCGCCTACACCTGCACCCGCTCCTGCACCCGCTAGTCCGTCTCCTATGAAACCTGCTGCGTCTGCGGCTACTGGCGTTGCGGCAAATGATAATGCTATAAAAACAGCTAGTCAATCTAAAAGTGTCGTTAAAAGCGTTGGAAAGGTTATAGGTAAATTTGGTATAAAAGCTATACCTATAGTTGGCGCCGCTGCCGGCGCCATCTTTGCTTTACAAAAACTTTCCGAGGGAGACTATGTAGGAGCTTCTGCAGAAGGAGCTGGCATATTTCTACCAACATTAGCGGGTGTGCCACTAGACCTTGGAATAGCCGCCAGAGAAGTTTACAATGATGCTTATCAAAGACCAGACAATAAATTTCCGCTAGAAGAAGATTTGATTCAAGACCGTCAAATGGTCGGTGATAGAATGGAAGAGATTTATATAGAAATTAAAAAACAATTGCCAACTAATAAAGAAAATGCGAAACCTAGAGGAAGGATGAAAAGAGCCCAACAACGTAGGTCGCAATCTCAAGCATCACAAACTGATGCACAGGTTAACTCAGCTTCCTCTATAGAGCCTGGTGGACCATCAGCAGAGCCTGGTGGATCATTAGCATCATTTCAAGGATCCGCTAATAAGAATGTTGAGGGTCAGATAATTGATGCCGTATCAAGAACTAATGTTAATCAGGTGACCGCGCCAGTTACTGTTAATAATTTTAACAACACAGATGCTAGTACAAGTGTTAAGAATGAGAATCATTCTGGTGGACCTATTGACCCTGTTAATCGTGATACATCTTTACACATAGGCGCAATAGCATAAAAGAAGGGGGACCGAAGTCCCCCATTCTATTAGTCATCATCAACTGCCATTCTTTTGAAGAATGAGACACTTTCATCATCATCTTCATCATCACTTGACCATGGGATATCATCTGCCTCAGCAACCTTCTGTTTTGGTGCAGCTGCAACCTCATGTGTATCACCACTTCGTGTGTCAAGGTCATCAATGCTCTCGGCTGGAGTTACATTGAGTACCTTATCCAAACGAGCTTTCAACTCACCATATGACTTGAAGTTGCTGGACTCTAGAAATGCACTGAGTGAGTGTTGACGATTCCAAATACCCTCAATCTCGTTATCATCATCCGAGATACTTGATACGCTATCAAACTCTGAGCGGTCATAGTTACGATAACCTTCGACGTTGCGAATCTTCAACTTGAAGTCAGCACCTTCCCAGAAGTCAAAGGGATTCATTGGATCTTCATCCTCAAACTCTGGCTGCATTGCCTCTTGTAGTTTCGCAAAGATTTTCGCACCATACTGATATAGAAATACCTTACCCTCGTTCTCAGGGTTAGCAGGATCTTTGACGACAAGAATGTTTGAGAAGTACTGTAGACGCCGCTTCTGCCTGCGAGCGACCTCTTTGTTTGCTTCAATACCAGAGTTCCACAGCATGGAGTTATGCTCTGATACAGGGTCTTTCTCACCGATAGTGGTAAGAGAGTTTTCGATATACCAACCACCAGGGCCTTGAAAGCCGTGATTGTACATCTTGACCCAAGGCAAGTCTTCACCTTGTGGTGCTGGTAAGAAACGAATGACAGCATAGCCATTACCAGACTTGTCTACCTCTGGTTTCCAGAAGCGATCATCACCGCTTTTGTTTTCGTTTCGTTGGGTTACTTTCTCAACCTCTTTGACTAGGTTATCTAGTGAGGTTGAACGTGATTTCTTTAGTGAGGCAAAATCTAATGCCATGTGTTTTCTCCTTAATTCTACTTAAAACTAACTTAATACTACTTAACAAAGATACCTCTCAGTACCATTCTATACTCATCTTTGTTCACATCGATGAAGCGTGAATACTTCATCACCTTCTTATAATACTCTGTCCAGATGTAATCGTCAAGAAGTTTTTTATTTATTCTCTTGGCAAAAGACAGTACCTGGTCAAGTATTACA